AGGCGCAGCTTGTTGCTGGGCATTTGTATACATGCCCATCAAATTGTTGCCTAGTTGTTGGTTAGCTTGATTACCTTGATAAGTATTGTACAAAGAAGCTAAGGAACCAATAGTACTACTTCCTGGTCCAAATGGGCTCGATGTTGCTGAACCCATTCCCAAAATGGCACCATTATTGGGCGATGATACTGACATTCCTGAACCTCCACTGTTTTCTATGTAGTTTAAACCTTGACTTGTTGCTGCTGTGGCAAGATTGCCGGCAATTCCTCCGCCGGCAGCAATTCCGGCAGCATTTCCTAGTGCTAGTCCTACACCTGCTTGTACTAATGGTGCGCCATACCTATTTAAAAATCCCTGGTTTGGACTACCTTCTCCTTGTTGACCTGTAGGAACATACTGGCCGTTTACTAGACTGTATCCTATATCGGTTTGAGAACCATTAGAATTGTTAGTAATGTCTGGAGCGTTTAAATAGTTAGCTGCTTGAACATCTATTGGGTTACCACCCTGAGCAGGAAGATACTCTGCCGGGGCATTTTGTACTTCTTGTCCTTGGGCATTTACCCAATAACTGTTACCGCTATCACTAGTAGTGTAAGTATTTTGATATTGCTGATACAGGGGATTGACAGTAACGTCATTACCTGGTATAATAGGTACAAATGAGCCTAAGTCGCTAATACCATTAAAACCACCCTGGCTGATAATGTTGTAGTTAGTACTAGAACCATTAGGCCCGGTACCAGGAATAGTAATATAACCGGGGGTGCTAGTAGACATTATTTACCTGCGAAATAAAATCCTTGTATTGACAAGGTTGGTTCTGCTGCATTAATAGCCGCACCGTTGTTTGTAAGTACACCTTGCTTGCCATTGTTAGTTATGCTGACGTTGCCGTAAGATACTCCAGTTTGATTAGATACCACAGGGAATATATAGTACGGGTAATTAACTGTACCTGACCCCAATAATTTAATTGTAGCTGGTAGGTTTAGAAATACAGTTCCTCCAGTACCCCAAGACAAAGTTACATTACCAGTACTAGCAGACATAGTAATGTTAAAAAATATTACATTAGCTAGGATCTGCGCAGAATAGCCCTGGACAAGAACCCCAGTACCAGAGATAGTAGGACCACCAGTCGGAGGAACCGGATTAAAAGCGCCCACAGAATAGCTTTGATTTAAGTTTCTCCAGTTAGCGTCTTGGGTTTCTGTTGTACCATCTGGTGGAAGTACTTGGAATGACATTAGTTACTGCCCATGTTGTACATAATATCAAACCCTCTGTGGTGACAAGGACCAGCCCCAGTCATATCCAACCGTAATGATCCTCTGCGGAATCTAGTTACATTATCCCACCACACAGAGTTTTTGTACCCGTCTGTTAAAGGTGATTTAGTTGTTGTAGTAGTAAATGTAGTGTAAGTAGGATCGTTACTGTACCACAAAGTAAGCTGTCGTTGCCCGTAATCGCCTACAGTCATTACCTTGGCAATATGCTTCCAGTAGCTTGTGTCCATATCCAGTATTTCGGTGTAATAACTACCGGTGTTGGATACAGTACCTTCAAGGTCTGTGGTAATAAAGTTAATTACTGAACTGCTGGGGCTACCTTCAACAGCGTAAGGACGCTGAGTTTTACTAGATGGTACAGAAGCCAATTGAAAATTAGATCTGATTGTACCGTTGGTATTGAGGTCAGTAGTATTAATAGTCCACCAAACATCACCTTCAATATAATACGCAAGAGCTAAACTACCAACCGTGAAAGTAATCATGATCATTGTATGGCTGTCAAAATTAACAGTCTCAATGCCAGCTATTTGTCCTTGGCTGGAGTTAGCAAAATAATTTAGTGTATCCCTTACATAATGAGAACCAACAGGCTTAGCCATGAAATTGTCAATTACGTAAACATCCATATAATTGTTCTGGTTTTTTCCAATGAAATAGATACTGTCTTTGTCTTTAGCCACAGTGTTCTTAGGGCTAAACGGCATAATACCTATTTGTTTGGAATAAATTGTTTGCCTAGCTAATGGTGATCCCAGGCCATTACCACCATCGTAGAAAAATTCAATGCTATTAGAGCCAAACACCACTAGATTGTTGTGGTGCTTGTCAATCCATTCGATGCCGGTTGGATATATTTCAGCTAGAATGTAGCTGGTATTATCTGTCCAGGCATTAAGGTCTCCGCTATAAGCAGAAGTGTAAAGTACGTTGTAAGGGCCGTTAGTAGCATTGTTAAGAGTAGCCACAGCTACAAGATAATTGTCCAGGTAAACAAGCCCAAGATTAGGATTGATAGTAGGTGGGGTTGCAGGCTGGGTAGAGTATACGTTAGTGTAGTTATGAAACCCATCCGGGGCGATAACATATGGACTAGCCATTATCCTATACTCCCGTAAATAGTTCCATAAGTTCCAGCTCCGGTGTAATTGCCGTTAGGTATATTGTAAATAGGGTAACTGTTGCATTGAACTGCATACCCAGCAGAACCCGCAGTTCCTCCTATACCACCATAAGTACCGGTACCAGAAGATCCACCAGCTCCTGCAAACCCGCCTCCGCCACCTCCAGAACCTCCACCAACAGGTGTAGACCTTCCGTTCCAAACCGGCGCAGCGCCAGCGTTGCCAGTGGATAAATAACCACTTCCCGCGGTTCCAGCGCTTCCTGGCGAACCTCCTCCAATACCCCCTGCTCCTCCTGAAGTGTTGGTGCCAGCATTGCCAGCAACACCTCCATTGCCTCCAGAAGCTCCAGCGGCACCGCCAGTAAACCCTTGTCCGCCACCACCGCCGCCTCCACCATAATTTATGGACCTGCCTCCGATAAAGGCACCTCCTCCTCCACCCCCGCCACCACCGGAGATAACCCCGGAAGTGTTAGTTAATGTAATAGGCCATTGAAGAGTTATAGCTGCTCCACCTTGAGTACCGTTACCGCCTTGTGGACTTGCACTACTACCACCAGCTCCACCAGCACCCCCGTTACCATAAATAGTGCCGTTATTAACTATGGTAATAGTAGTTCCGGGGTAAAATCCACTACCGGTTGTAATAGGGCCTACCACATACCCGGTAGTAACTGTAACAGTAATACTACGTGCTGAAGTCATGCCAGCGGCAACAGCGGCTGTGTAAATATTGTAACTTGTGCTACCGTTGGGCACAGTAAGGGCAAGAGCAGCCGGAGCACTGTATAGAAGGTAATAAGGATCTATAAATGCTCCGGTCACTCCTTGAATACTGTTGTTAGCTACCGCAGCAGCTCCAATAGTAGGTCCAAGATCAAACCAAAGAAACTTAGGACTAACAGTAACTGTAGTGCCTGTAGTGCCACCAATAGTCAATATTAAGGACACAATGACATAGGCATTTTGAGTGCCAGCATTAGCCGCATTGTACATTAGTACATTGGTAAATAACTGAGTTCCTCCAACGTTAGTAGAAGAGTCATCAATCAAGAGCAATTGCCCTATTTGACTTACTTTGTAGCCGCTAAGGCTGCTAGGTGCGGCGGAAGCATTGTTGGGTGGACTAGCAGTAGCTCCGCTACCACTGATTGTAATTGTACTTAGATCGTAAGATTGACCGGCTAGAATTTTAAATGCTTCTCGGCAAGTAACAGCGTACAAAGGATCTTCCCCAAACTGGTCCTCTTTCATTGGGTAACAATCCACGTAATTAAGTGTTTGTGGTATCCTGGTAAGATTATTACTTACCTCAAAAGGAGAACCAACGGCCCGTACGCGAGACAGGCCATGAGGATTACCTTGTGGGGCAGGACGAAAAGCCATGTATTACCAGTGTCCAGGTGTTTGACGAGGAGTCATAAAGAAACTACCTTCTTCAGTACCCCACATAAGAAGAGTGTTAAGAGCGTCGTCTCTGTCAGCTTTGAGTGTCTGTCGTACCATTGGGTCAATACCGTACTCAGGGGCAAGATCATAGGCCAGCCCGTAAATTAGCACTTTGTTCCACTCAATGGGAAAATCTGGCTCGTCCGTATCTGCGGTAAAATCTTGGTATGGCCGTTGATAACGAATATACAAACTGCCATTGACTTGCCAGTAAGTAGGGTCAGGCAATGGCCAGACTTTAATAATCCCGGAGTTCCTTAGCGGCTGATAAAATACGTGTACCGGTGCTCCAGTGGCTGCTTTATTGCTGAGAATTTCGTAATCTTCGTAAGTATAGATGTTTAGAGGTACAGTAATGTTTGATAAGTTGTCAACACGCAACCCTTGAATTACTTTAAGCGGTGCTACGGAAGTAACAGTCTGTCCGGTAAGACCAATAGTACAACCTGCTGTGCTGTTAAGGCCAGTTGTTGAAAAAGGTATGGTTAATTCCGTAACAGCCCAGACAGGCATGCCAAAAGCCATGTATTGTTTGATCAAGGGATTGATGGCATTTTGAGCAGCAATGTACCTGCTGTCGGTTGTAGCAACAGTTTCAAAATCACCGGCCACGTTAATTTTACGTAGGGCGGCTTGAATAATGCCGCCTTGGCTGGTACTATATGTGTATACTCCAGAAGTACTCAAAATATTGTCCTATAAATAAAATTTTTTATTAGTGTACATCTTTTGTGTACGTAGGAGCCGTAGTTGTCCAAGTAACTAAATAAGAAGCTCCTGGATCAAGTTGTACTACTAAAGTTGTACCAGAACTTAAAGTTCCTAAAGCATGTCCGCCGCCTTTGGTAACTGTAGCAGTAAAAGTGGCAGACTGAGATAAATAATGAGTTTCGGAAGATTGACCGGCTGTAATAGTTGCTGGTGAAGCACCAACTGTAAAAGGCCCGGATGTTCCCACTGGATTATATCCTTGGTTATCCGTAGCTTTGGTATTTGCGCCAATTAAAGTAGCACCTTGAAACAAATTGTTTTTGCTAATTATGTTGTTGTTTGTAGAAGAACTTTCTAACAAAGACACGGCCGTAGAATTAGCCATGTTTGATGTGTTGCCTACTATAGTGTGATATCCTCCCCCAGCCAACCATATGTCTGGATTAGTAGAAAGATTGCCAGTGTTATTTCCTTGAAACTCACCTCCAATTAAAGA